CACCGACCCCTTTACGGGCAACGGCACCACCACAGTAACGGTGACGGCCAACAGCCACGGCGCGATAACCGGGGACTTCGTGACGTTCAGCGGCGTCACGGGTACCTACGCGGCGCTTCTTAATGGCGAGTTCCAGCTTACTGTCCTGACGGTAAACACGTACACCATCACGGTGGCGTCTGCTATCCCGGCGGGGGCTACGGGCGGTTCGGCGGTGTCCGCCGCGTATCAGATCAATACTGGCCCATCTACGGTGGTGCCGCTTACTGGTTGGGGTGCGGGTACTTGGGGCACTGGTCCTTGGAGCATCGGTACGCCTAGCACAACGCAAAGTGATCTGCGGTTGTGGAGCCAAGCCAACTTTGGCGAAGACCTGATCTTCGGCCCGCGCAAGGGCGGCATCTATTACTGGGATGCGACGACTGGGGTGAGCGTTCGTGGCGTTCTGCTGTCATCTCTGTCCGGCGCGTCTGACGTGCCGACAATCCAGAACGGCATTTTCATCTCAGACATTAGCCGCTTTGTGTTTGCGATGGGTTGCAATGACTACGGCTCCTCAGTTATCGACCCGATGCTGATCCGGTGGTCTGACCAGGAAGACGCCGTCAACTGGACGCCTTCGGCAACTAATCAAGCGGGCAGTCTGCGCCTGTCTCACGGCTCAGAGATTGTTGCGGCGGTGCAGGCCCGCCAGGAAATCGTGGTCTTCACCGACTCATCCATCTACTCGCTCCAGTATCTGGATGCGCCGATCTTCTGGGGTGCTCAGCTTCTTGGCGACAACATCTCCATCGTCGGCCCCAAGGCCGCTGTGATTGCCTCGGGTGTGGTTTACTGGATGGGTGTGGACAAGTTCTACGCCTACGACGGTCGCGTGCAGACGCTCAACTGCGATCTGCGCCGGTACGTGTTCAGTGACTTCAATCAAGCTCAGGCGCAGCAGGTTTTTGCCGGTACCAACGAAGGCTTTAACGAAGTCTGGTGGTTCTATCCATCCGCTAATTCCACCACCATCGGCAAGTACGTTGTCTACAACTACGTCGAGAAAATCTGGTACTACGGCACCCTGGGCCGCACGGCGTGGCTCGACTCCGGTCTGCGCGACTACCCGATGGGTGCTACCTACAACCAAAACCTCGTGAACCACGAGCAGGGTTTGGACGACAACGAGACGGGTACCACCACCGCCATCAACGCGTACATCTCGTCTTCTGAGTTTGACATTGGCGATGGCCACAACTTCGGGTTTGTCTGGCGCATACTGCCTGACCTGACGTTTGAGAACTCGACGGCCAACACGCCCACCGTCAACATGACGCTCTACGGGCTGTACAACTCGGGTTCAGGCAGCGTCGATAACGCAGGACAGCCGGTGGTTAGGGGCAATACGTACGTCATCACCGAAGAGTTCACCGGGCAGATTTACACCCGCGTGCGTGGGCGGCAGATGATCTTCAAGATCGACTCCAACACGCTTGGTACGACGTGGCAGTTGGGCGCTCCGCGTATTGACATCAGACCGGATGGGCGGCGTTGACCATGAGTTTGCTGATCGAAGATGCAACCGTTCCTGCACCCCCAAACCTGCCGTTGGCGCCAACTGCGTACGAGTCGCGTTATCACGAGCAGTTCAACAACGTCCTGCGTCTGTACTTCAATCGTCTGGACGCAATACTGAGGCGGATTGTGGCTACAACTTCTCCCATCCCAATCTCCATCGGTGGCACCAACACGGATGCCTTCGGTCGCCTGCGCGTCAGTCAGCCCTACACGCTCTTCGACTCTCAGCAACGCTACGCTGCGGACAACCAGTTTGACACGAGCACAGTCAACGGTGCATCCACCACGTTCCTAACCAACGAGTCTTCTGTGCTGATGTCTGTGGACAGCACCACCAATTCGGAAGCCGTACGGCAAACGTTCCGCTCCATGTCCTACCAACCGGGCAAGGGGTTGTTGGTACTTGCCACCTTCGCCATGAACACGCCCACGGCCAACATCCGGCAGCGCGTGGGGTACTTCAACACCCAGAACGGTGTTTTCTTTGAGGCCAACGGCACCACGCTGTCGATGGTCATGCGCTCTGATTCTCTGCCCACGCCGGGGACGCCAAGCGATATCCGCTCGATCCCTCAATCCGCCTGGAACGGCGATAAGTTGGACGGCACCGGAGCGTCAGGCATCACGCTTGATGTATCCAAGACGCAGATTTTCTGGTGCGACTTTGAGTGGTTGGGCGTGGGCTCGGTGCGTACCGGGTTCGTGATCAATGGCCAGTACATCGTCTGCCACACCTTCAACAACGCCAACGACATTGGCTCGGTCTATATGACCACGGCCATCCTGCCGGTGCGGTACGAGATCAAAAATCTGTCCAACGCCGTCACCGCGAGCATGAAGCACATCTGCTCAACGGTCATCTCAGAGGGCGGCTACGAGCAGTATTCCCCGAGTCACTTGGCACGGCGCACAACCAAACTTGCCACCATTGGTTTGACGTTTAAGCCGGTTGTGTCGATCCGCCTAGCGTCTACGGCGCTTGGTGCGGTGGTGCTTCCTGGCCGGATGCAGTTGCTGCCCATCACAAGCCAGAACTATGAAGTAGGCTTGTTCTTGAACGGAACGCTGACGGGCGCTTCGTGGTCAGCCGTCGCATCGGACGCCAACGTGGAGATGGATACCTCTGCCACAGCCATAACGGGCGGCACCCTGGTGCAGACAGATTATGTGTCCGCAAGCGGCTCTGGTGGCACGCAGCCTCTGGTTGACCCCGCCGGTTACAACTGGGCGTTGCAGTTGGGAGTGTCCTTGGCCGGTGTCAGTGATGTCTTGACGCTTGCCATCCGCACGGTGGATTCCGCAACTCCGTCAGGCGACTGCTACGGCACTATCGCTTTCTGGGACTTGACCCAATAAAATGAACCCAACCAATTCCAAGGGGCGCATATGAGCCTTGTTGCACTAGCCAACCACCTCGCTGAAAAAGGCCGGGGCGACGACAAGATGCTCGTCCACATGACCCCCGGAGAAGTCCAGGGTCTGCAAGCCCTTGCCTTGGCACATGGCGGATCGCTTACCGTTAACCCAGAAACCGGGTTAGTAGAAGCAGGATGGTTGAAAAAACTGCTGCCTGCGATTGCAGGGTTTGCCCTTAACTTTATCGCCCCCGGTGTTGGTACTGCTATTGGCTCTGCGCTTGGCATGAGCGGAGCAGTAGGCACTGGCCTTCTAGTTGGCGGTGTGACAGGTTTAGCTACCGGCAGTTTGCGGCAAGGCATCATGGCCGGTCTGGGCGCTTACGGCGGCGCTTCGTTAGCCGGCGGTTTTCAGGCGGCAGGTAGCGCCGCAGCGGGGACGCCAGGAGTCGAAACAATTACAGGCAGTGCGGCGGCACAACAACAACTCGCTGCGGCAAATGAGTTAGCAATGGCAACCGCCGGTCAACCTTTAACAACAGCAGAGTCTCAGCGACTCCTTTACAGCACGCTTTCCCCGGCTCAAAAAGCCATGTCGGGTATTTCAGCACTTGGCACAGAAGCTGGTCGCTTTGGATTTATGCAGGGTGTAGGCGGAACGTCTGGTCTTATGCGGGCAGGCACTACCGCCATGCTTGGCGCAGACGCTATTCCGACCACGACGCCAAGGCCGTCTGGCGTTAAATCGCAGTTTCCGATGCGTGTTCGTCCGATGGCGGTCGGTTATACGGGTGAGATTGAGCAGTTGCCGATGTTCTCGGCTACTGGAACCCCAACGACAACTCAAAGCACGCCGACACAAGAACCCCCACCCACCTACAACTCAGGCGGGATTGTGGCTCTGGCCAATGGCGGTACGCCTCTGGCCACCCGAGATCAAGTTCTGCAAGCCTACAGAGACAACCCGTTGGCGGTTTTGAACCCTGATGAGCAGGCCATCAATTACTGGATGGGCCAAGGCCTTGGTTCATTCAACGATGTGGTCAATCAAACCCGCGCAGCCAATCCTACGTTGGCGCAACAGATTGATGCGCAGCGTTCAGGGCAGTTGGCCGCTCAACAAAATATTGTTGCCGATCCACAAGCCGCTGCACTCGCCGCAGCAAAGTCGGGTATCGCAGCGGGCCTCACGAACCAGCAGATCGCTGAGCAGGTAAACCAA